TATTCGGGAAAGAAGCGATCCAGCCAATTGTGGATTCTTCCTTTCACGCGGTTCAAATCCCCGCACAGACGGTCTCGCTGGTTCATCAGCACTCGCAGGTCAGCGTAAACGCCTTCCGGCAGCTGCGGCTGTGTATAGCGTCCGTCGATGACAAGCTTGGCGACGACTTTCGCATCTTTGATGTCATTCTTGGTCGGCAAGTTGTCGTCCAGTTCCTTGCTTTTCTTGACGTGATGCGGGTTTACCAGTACAACTTCAACTCCGTACTGCTTCAGAAAGTGAAACAGCGGGAACCAGTAATGGCCGGTTGGCTCTACGCCAAGCAGCACGTCCGTCAGTCCATGCTCTTGCTTAATGGATTCCGCCCACGCCAGCAGGTTCAACAAGCCATTCTCATCGTTCTGGAATAAGCAGCGCTTGCCGAGCTCGATTCCTCGGTAATTAAAGGCTCGAGCGACGTGATTGTGTTTTGCGATGTCAGTCCCGATGACCAGCGTCGTTTCAGAAATTCTCGAAATCCGTTGATTTTGCTTGTTCGATTGGTTATGCTTCATCTAGAGCGTCCTCCTCTTATTAGGGCAGTGAATGTGCGTAACATTCGAGACCCAGCATACAGGAGGCGCTTTTTCTTTTCAAACCGCAAATTAATTCATTACAGGAATAGCTCCTTTGTGTTATTTGGCCGAAGCCTTTAGTTTCTTAGCAAGTTCGGGATTTTCCCGAAGAATCCGACCTTGCTCGGTCAGGTTGAAGTGCTCTCGCGACCACGGATTTTTAATTCCGCCGGCTCCTTGATCACGACCGTCAGCGGGCGTGGCGCCCCGGAACGTTGTACCGGCAGGTTTTTGCTCGATAAACAAAAAAACCTTGCTTTCGCGCAGGGCTTTCAGTTGATCATCGAGTCCAGCTTTGATATTGCCGTTCTCGTCGACCTCGATTTTCGATTTGTCGAGCAGCCCGGCAACCAAATCCGGGTCATGGACCTGTCCGGCCACCGCCAATTTAATTGCCGTGGTCACGGCCATGTCGCGGAGCTTGGTTTGGTATTCCTGCTCTTTGGTTTTGTTCTCAATCTGCAGCTGCTCAATCTGTTTTTTCAGTTCCTCGTTCCCCTCGGCTGCCTTTTTCAGGTCGGCCAGCTGCTTGTCGCGCTCTTTGAGCGCTTCCTCGGCCTGTTTCTTGGCCTCGTTCACTTCGTTGAATTTATCCTTCGGAATCCAGTTCCCATCGGATACAACGGCAATCTTGTGCTTATCCCCAAGTTTCGCGATCACCTGGTTGTACAGGTCCTCGCCCAGCAGTTCTTTCAGATCCACTTTCAACACTCTCCCGATTAGGTTTTTAGGCTGGTAACCCGCCAGCAATCGGCTTTCGTTCAGTTTGGCCCCGAACCTTTAAAGAGGGCAATACAAAGGGCCCCGGAAGTCTCATCCGGAGCCCATAATAAAAACACTCTCGCGTGATTTGCGGGAGTGTTTTAACTTGGCAGTACAATTTCACCATTCTTCAGTTTTTCGGCGATTCCTTTTTCACCAATATCACGCAGTCGTCGGATCGCCGCATCCACCCTTTCAGAAACATTCAGCTCAGAACAGAGTTCTGAGTTGAGAATCTTATGAACAGCGTCCAGATTTTCTTTGTTCTCCAGCCACTGATTAGGAATGTAAATCACAGCGCATTCACCCCCAGTCGGTTCATTGCAATAATCAATACGTTCTCAAAGACAATTTTCTCATTGCCTGTGAGATTCTTAACGCCTTTCGTTATCGCCGAATTCACATCGTCTATCATCTGGCTGCGGTAAGTTTTGTAATTCGGCATATTTTCGAGCATCTTATCAACCAACTCTGCGGTGTTCTCTTTTATATACCCCAGATAAGGTCGACTGTACTCAGAGATATCAAAACGTTGCGAGCCGATTTCATCGATCAAGTTCTTCCATTCGGCTGTTTTTTCTGCTCCTATCCTGTATTCGTAAGCGATTTTACCGAAATCCGAAATCTTACTGGCCTGTTTGAACGGGGGAAGCGATTTGAGTTTGGGCAATGTTTCAATTAGGTGTCCCGGGTAACTTGGTGAAATCTCGCGTGTTATGCCGATTTGTTTGACCATGTAGTGCGCAAAGGACTCCGCAAAGACATCATCGTAATAAGCCCATGTTTGGAACCCAATTTCATGGATATCATGCGGTAACCCATGCGCCATGGCGTGAAAGAGTTCGTGAAAAACGGTTTTAACCTGGTATTCCAAGTCTCTGACATCGCCTGAGTTCAACTCGTAGGTAAGCACTTGGAGTTTTTCTCTGCTCGGGTCTAGACGGCACTGCCCATGTGCGGAAATCCGATGTCTTTGCGCTTTCAAAGTGGAACCTGACTGAGCTAACACATTTTGAGCGAATTCCTTTACGTCTTGCTTATCCCAGTCGTTGTAAATTGATTTGACGTTCGCTACAAAATCAGTCTTCGTTTCACTTTGGATTTTTACATGTTCATTGTACCACCGTTCGTACGTGATGTCACCAGGAACGAAATACGTCTGCCCATCCTCATCCCGTGCAATCCGCTCTCCGGGGTCGATCTCATCTTCGAAATACGGTACGACAGTCGTCCGGCAACGCGCATGCAGCGGGGGGTAGTTTACCCCGACCTCGCGCTCGGACAGCGCGAACACTTTCCCATCGAGTGCCCGGCAAGTTTCAGTTGTCCGGCTGTCCAGTGTGGCCAAGATTTCATACCGATCGACGACGCCGCTGGCCTTGTACCCTGCAGCCGTGGCCTCGCCAACAAAAAACGCGGTTTCCGTCTGCACAAGACGCTCTGCGTTGGAGAGTGACACGCGCATCCGGTCTGCCAACTCCCGCGCGGTTCGTTCAGCACTCTCTCCGCGGATGAACGCCTGCGCCAGTTTCGTCCGCAGTTCGCTGATCAGCTTGTCTCGGTCACCCCAAATCCGTTTGGACCAGTTCGATCCGGCGAACTCCGTCCCGAGGACCTTCTCCAATCCCTCCCGATCAATCTTCGCAAACGAAACACCGAAACCGGTGCCCCGCTGGATCTCGTAGATCGTGCGGTAGTACGTGTCTTCGTAGACGTCACTGAGATGTCGCCGCATCCGTTTTTGCCGGTTGCCGGCCAGCATTTCGGCGTGCTGCTGAATCTCAGTGAGCAGCGCTTCATACCGGCTCACCCGGACCCGGTAATACACCTCGTTCAGCTGCTTCGTCCAACGACCATCGGCGTTATCTTTCGCCTTGGCCGTAAACTCCTCCAGAGTCATTTTGAACCGCCGAAGCTCTTTCCCGGAAAGTTGCCGGCGTGCTTCCGCCATGCTGACTTCGCCATTCTCCGCGTAACGTTGGTAGAACACTTCGATGGATCGACGAATCTCTTCCGTGGCCCGCTCGTACTCCCGCGCCAGCTCCACCTGGTAGGCGTCTGCCTTTGCAAACTGCCGGGCGGCCACCTCTTCACTACGACGGCGCCAGTACTCAGCTGGTTTCATGTTTGTTCACCGGCTTCGGCCGGCTGCTGAGTGGGCAGCTGGGCGCCAGTTAAGCGGTCGTCATACCCATCCGGGAGCTGCTCCTCTCCCCGCTGCTTCTGGATCCGCTCGAGCTCTTCCTGTACATCCGTCACCCATGGATGCTGCGCGACCAGCGTTTCGTCGGAGAGGATGCCGACGCTGTTCTTGATATTTGTGATAGCGTCGGTTTCGTTGATCAGAATATCGCGATTGAAGATGATCTCGACCGGCTCATCCGAGAAATCGCCGGCGCCGGTGTTCGCCAAATGCTGGTTCACAAACCAAAGCAGCTGCTCGAGACTCGCCTGAAACTCGGTTTCCATGATGTTAGCGTCCATGTCCAGATCGGCGTACAGGAATCTCAATGCAATGCCCGACTTATCCCCGCCGAACCGCTCAGACTGAGTGTCCACTCCGCGGCCGAATTCATAAATGTCCTTGCGGAGCCGGTCCAGGTGCTTTTCAGCTGCTTCGGTGTCGATGTCGATGCTGAGCGTATCGACCCCGCCGCCTTGGTCGCCCATAACCTTCACCGCCCGATACGTGGACATGTTCCGCCGGAATTCCCCGAGATCCTGCCCGTCGTAGTTCTTGAGCACATAGATGCTGTTGGGCAAGTCTTCCAGGTTGTTCGCGTGATCGCTCGTCTTGGCATCGTAGTCATCGACGAGCGACTTGATAACTTGGATGAGGGGCAGCTCCTCATCGTTGTACTTGAAACAGATGAACGGGACCTTTTCCCAGTTCATCGCTTGCTCCTGTTCGCCCTGTACAACGACGAAATGGCTGCCGATGTCGCCCGCCTCCACATCCGGGACCAGGCCGCCGGAGTCGAGCACGTACCGGCGCACGCCGTTCGTGTCCCAAAACTCCACTTTCGTGACAATCTTCCGGTCCGTCCCCTCGTAGACTTCGACCTCGTAGACCCGGATGACCGCATCCAGTTTCGTATGATCCGCGTCGCGCCACAGCGGGATGATCTCCTCAGACGGGATCTTTTTGAACGACAGCCGGCCCTCCTCGTCGTAGTAGACGTGCAGCCAGGCCTTACCCTTGTTGACCGCCTCCTTGCCCAAGTTCTTCAGCAGGCGCAAAAAAGACCTGTCGAAAATATCGTTCAACAAGTCCAGATACTGCCGATTTTTGGTTTGGATGCTGAGCGGTTTGCCCAGCAAATAACCGACTTTCTGGTCGACGAGTTTGCGGACGAACGCATGGACCAACTTGTTATTTGCAAGGTTGGTAACTTCGATCAACTGACCGTCCTCTCCGATCGCCATCCGCTTTCGCTGCAGGATGTCATGCTCGCCGACATAATACCGCTGCCCAGTCAGCATCCATTGACGTTCGGTGGAACGAAGCCAGATGTCGATCTCGTTTTTGATGATCTGCTCCAACGTCATCGCCGACCTGGCACCGGATTCGATGATCTCGATGATACGCTGCGTTTCAGTGGGCATACCGTCACCTCCTCACTTAAACGAAATGGCCGCCGGTCGCATAACCACCGTGTTCACGAAATACCGGTCACCGTCCATCTGGTGGTCGTTTTGCTTGATCGGTCGCTCTTCACCGCGTTCCGCCGCTTTCTCGTCCCACACGTAAGACGCGAATTCGCGAAACGTCTCTTTGCAACAATCGTTGTACAGGATCCGACCGGTATTCAGCGCCGTGGCCATGTTGCGGATACCCTCCAGCACGTCATTGCGTGCCTGCCGGACCGCAAACCGGTCTTTTTTCCGAATCAGCGCGATGAACGACGCCGCCGACGGGTCAATGATGATCGCGCGCGGCTGAATGTCTCCGACGAATTCCTCAAGGTCCTGATAATACTCCTCGTCGGTCTTTTGCCGTCCCTTCTGCCGGCCATCGTAGTGATACTCCCGGATCTTGTACCAGGCGCTTTCAAACTCATGCGGGTTCGCCTTCGTGGGCGGCGGGACGAATCCCCACAGCCCGAACGTCATCGGGTTCTGCGTGCCGTAGTCGACGCTGACGTAATACTGCGAATACGGCCGGTCGATGGTCGGCCGAACATGCTTATCCGGGTCGAACATGTCGTAGATGATACCCTCAGCCAGCACCCACAGCCCGAGGATGTACCGGCGGTAAAACACGCCACTGTACATCCGACGGTAACGCTCTTTCACACGTTCAGACAGGCTCGGGTTGTCATCCATGGTGAAATGCAAGTGCAGAGCGTTCTTTTGCTCCAGCTGGTCCAGCCATTCGAGTTTGAACCAGTGATAAGGCCCCGCTGGGTTGCAATTGAACCACAGCTTGGAGCCGTCAACTGAGCAGCGCGCCGTTGCCTGGTTGACAAACGACTGCGGCATGAGGGCAACCTCGTCGAAAAACATGCCGGCCAGCGTGATGCCCTGAATCAGGTCCTGTGACCGCTCGTCCTTGCCACCGAACAGGTAAAAGTGATTCGTGACAGCGCCGCGGCTGATGACCAGCAAGTTATCCGCCCGGCGATCCTCCACGCGATACCCGCGGCTGGCCAGCATCTGCTTGAGCGGCCCGATCACATTCCTGCGCAGAGCCCCGATCGTCTTGCCGGCCATGCCGAACTGCTGGCCGTTAAATGTCGTCATCGCCCAAATGACGAACGAAAGCGACATCGAGGCCGTTTTTCCGGCACGCACGGACCCGTCGCAGATAATCGCGTCCTTGTCCCGGTGCGGACTACCCGGCATCCACCAGGTGAGCACCTGCAGCTGCTTCCGGCTGAACGGGTGCCAGCGGAACGTTGCTATGCGATTCATGGCCGCCATCGGTTCATCCACCCGGACATCTGTACAAAACTCCGGATTTTGTACATATGTTTGGCGTCGCGGGGTTCAAAATCGGCCGTTCCGGGTCGAAATCGGCGATTTTGGTTGCGTGGAACATTGCGAAAAACGACCCAAAAATGAAAAATACGATCTCGCGATTTCTCGCAAAATCTCCGTTTTTCGCGGTCATTTATTTTCGGGATCGTCCTCGTCTGCATCATCGTTCCACACCTCCGCGACCTTGCCCTCGAGCGCCTCCAGAAAGCCGTCATCCTGCGGCTCGTCTGTCTTACCGTTCGCAGTCTCGATCTTGTGCTTGAGCTCGAGCAGCTTCGCCTTTTTCTCCTGCACCCGGGTCAGCGCTTCCTCGATCGCCTGGATCTGGCCAAGCGTTCCCTCGGCTTCCTGCAGATTCGTCTTTTTTCCTTTCTCGACGCCAACCGAATGGCGCACAACCGTGAAATCCCCTGCCGCGCGCAGGCGCTCGATCCGCTGCAGCATCCGGCGTTCCCGGATCGTGATCAGCCGGATTTCCTCGTCAATCTGCCGCAGAACGTCGGTATCGACGGCATGAAAAAGAACGCGCTCATCAGGCTCCAGCGCGTCCATCCAGATCGTTTCGTATTCGCCGGTCGTGACAGCGTTTTTGTTGCCAGGCGGTGCGCCTCCGCCGGCCCCATGGAAATGGCAGACGTCGTAACCTGCTTTGACCCAACGCTTGCATTGCTCGCCCGTCTGTTTACTCCGTGCCTTGCAGCGTCGCTTGTTCTCGTTTCGGGGCATCTACCTCACCACCCCATCACCCCCGGTTCATGAGGTTGTTTTTGAACAAAAAGCACCCGAAAGGTGCTATTCAATCACATATGATTCCGATTCAGTAAATAAAATCAGGTTATTTTTATCATCCAATATCCTTTCTTTGATTTTATAAATTGTCACAAAAACCCTGTTAGGATCATATAGAGGTCTGATGCAGGTTACATATTTATCAACTCCCAGTAATCCTTCTCTATCAACGTCAGTAATTTGCATTAAAGAATTTTCACTAAAAATCCAATTGGTACCTGTTTCGTTTTCTAATACTGACCAGTCAATTTGTCTTAAATTTTCCATGAGTAACCCTCCTTTTATCCTCATTCCAATATTCAACATCAAATATCTTTTCCCTTTCCCGGACACCGCCCCGCACCGATCCAGGCTCGGCAGGAGGAGAATACGGCTCTGTACCCGCACCCAGCGAAGCGGCCGCAAATAAAAAGAGCCCAGTCAAAACTGGACTCTCGGAAATATCGAAAAATGGGCGCAAAAAGGCCAGAGTAATTTGTACGACATTTTGTCGTCCGCATTGTCATACAGACATGGCTTCCAGCTTACGCTTAGCCCGCTGTAAGAACACTTGTACGGATGACTTCGACAATTTCATCATATCGGCGATTTCTTGGAAAGTCAAGCCATACGCCATGTGCAAAATGAAACACTTTCTTTCACGCGGAGTAAGTTCAAATAGGGCATCGACAATTTTTCTTTTCTCGTTTTCCGTCAAATTTGGCATTTGTTCCTGAACCAATTTGGCAAGCACCGCACGATTGTAAACCTTTTGGCGCTCTATACCCCGACGGTTTCCGGGTCGACGGCCCCGTTTCATCCAGCTCAAAGCGTATTGCATTTCTCCGATCATACCTGAGACAATCTGCGCTTCAACCTGTCCGTACGCATGAGTTCGGTCGATTGTTTGTCGGTATAATTCCAGTTGTTTTTTCTCGTTACTGTATTCCCGAATAAGTTCATCGACCCAAGTCATGAATTCTGGCGCATTCATCTGCCATTCGCCTCCTTCCTCCACCAGTTCCCCGCTTTCGATTCCCATGCTGATCCGGCGACCGCAGCACGTACTCCCGGCCGGATACCCGGATCACAGTCGGGACACCGGCACCGTCGCCCAGGTGTGTGTGGCCGGCGCCGGCAGGTTGGGTAGCTGCATTTCAGTGCGTTCATTCCCTCTCAGCCTCCCCATTATTTGGTCAAATTCCTGTCCGGTTGTATCATCCAGCGTCACCGTCACCATGCCGTCCCACTCTTCGCGGATCTGCCGGGCTTTTTCGTGCAGCTGCTTCTGCAGTCGGGGCGGCAGGACGATTTCCGCCGCCTCGGTGTAGCGCTGGACGGCCTTGGCGTACGCCTGGCTGTGGAGCCAGTTCATCCAGGTCCAGAATTTTTCGTTGCTCAAAGACTTGACCCATTGAAACGTCCTGCGTTTTTGACGGTCATCCATCCGGATCACCTCACCCGTTCCCGCATATCACGCGTCACAATCTTGCCGACGATACGGTGCCACTCGCGCTCCCGCCGCGCCGCCAGCCGGCGCTCAAAGCGGCGTTGCTTTTTGGACTTTCCCTTCACAGGCTTCATTTCTGCGGCACCATCCTTTGCTCATAAACTTCCTCCAGCCACTCAATCAGCGCCATCATCAGCTTGATGACCAGCCGATGATCTTGGTATTTCCGGCATATTGCGCTTGAGGAATCGGCCACCCACTGCCAAAATTCCGGCTTGTCCATTCCGTGCCTGGCCGCTGCGTGGTTGGCTTGTCCGATCCATTCGAGCACATCAGCAAAAAACGCACGGTAATCCATCTGCTACAGCTCCTCAATCCGGATGTAGATGCCGGTCCGCTCCGCCCAAAACTTTTCCACGATCTCGGACGCCACCTGCGCGTCGTCTTTCCAGAACCCGCAGTCCGTCATGCAATCCTTGAGCAGCTTCTGCAGGTTGTCCGTGTCGGGCTTGGTGTGCTTGTATTGGCCACTCCGGCGCCCCTTCACGAGCGGGAAGCACCACTTTACAATCAACCGGATCGGGCCGCTGTATGGTTTCGCCGGCGTGTGCTGCCCGAGATGGACCATCAGCAACGCCCGCGCCGCTTTAAGCTCCACCGGCTCGTAAAACACTGGTTTCCCGCCGACGCAGCGGACATCTTTTTGCTGATGTGTGATCGTCGGCGGCCGGCGCAACGGGATGAAGAATTCAGTCGTCCCGCTCATTCTCGATCATCTCTTCCCAATCTGTGATCAGCTGCCGGAGGTAGCTCGGCGCTTCGTCGCTGGAGAACAGCTCCTTGCGGTCAAGAACAAACTTCACCAGGTACACGGTTTCTCCTGTGGTTTTGTCCCTGGTTTTGATTCCGAATTGTAGTTTTCCGGCTTTATCGTAGCAGCGCATGAAATAATTCCCGAATTCAATCGTTTCCGGCGTTTCTTTCAGCCAGTATTTGTCAGCGTACTTCCTTTCGCCTTTGCTTTCGTACTTGTCTATAAATCGCGGCATTGTGTTTCTCCTTTCTCGCGCGGAAAGTCAGAGTGTCAGAGAAGGGGCTGCCGCCGCCTTCCTTACGGCGGCAGCCTTCTCTCTGACTTATTGTCTTACATACATATTGATTAGTGTCATACATATCGCGCGCGCGATATATTATATAGTTTCCCCTGAAAAAGTCAGGATTTCTGAGCAAAACAAAAAGGAATTCGCAGCCTTGAAATGGAAATTGTTATTATCCAGATAACAAATCCCGAGGGGCGAATTCCTTAGTCTAAGAAGTTCAACATCGCCCCTCGGGAATCCTTCCACGAGGTGAAGAAAATGTTGAAACTTCGCGACGAGCAATTAACCCTTTGGGACTCCATTCTTCCGGAAGAGGTTCGGAAACTGCCTGCCGAACTGGCGATCATCGATGAACTGTTGGACGACGAACGCTTCCTACAACCGTTTATCGAAAAGCATCCGACGAAATCGAACATGGGCCGTCCCACCTACCCCATCGAGAAATATTTGCGTCTCATGGTGCTGAAACGCAAGTATAATCTGGGCTACGAGTCTCTCATCAAAGAGGTCGGCGACAGTATCACCTGGCGCATGTTCTGCCGGATTGCTATCGATGAAGAGATGCCTGATCCTTCGACGCTCATCTACGCCCGCAAACGCTACGGCGACGAAGTGGTCAGCCAACTCAATGAGGCGTTGCTTCAGAAACTGAAAGAAAAAGAAATCCTCAAACACCGCAAGCTCCGAACCGATACGACGGTAATCGAATCGGACATCCACCACCCAACGGACGCGACGTTGCTGCAGGATGGCGTCAAAGTCATCACCCGCCTGGTGCAGAAAATCCGCAAAGTCGCCTCCCATGCCGTGCAAGGATTTGAAGACCGTACCGGCGAGATCAAGGAGAAGATTCTGTCCATCGCCAAGGTGCTTCGTCGCCGCAGTCGGGAGTCTTGGGAAGAAGTCGACCACATCACCGAAAGTGTGATTGAAGTGTCGGAAGCCGTGATCGACAAAGCTAACGTGGTTGTTGAGAAAATACAGAACAGCAGCAAACGAATTGCGCAGCAAAGCAAAGAGCGGCTTCAAGCAGCCATCACGCTGACCGGCAAACTGATCAACCAAGCCAAACAGGTCGTCTCGGGCACGCGCATTATACCGGATCGCATCGTCAGCTTTTTTGATCCGGAAGCCAGGCCGATCAAGAAAGGAAAGTTAGCCAAAGGAACGGAGTTCGGATACAAAAGCCGGATTGACGAAACAGAAAGCGGCTTTATTACCGGATATGACGTGTACGACGGCAACCCATCGGACGATGAACTGCTCATTCCGGCGGTTGAAGCCCACATCGAAACATTCGGCACAGCCCCTGCAGCTGTCGCGACGGACCGCGGTTTCTCCTGCAAGAAAAACGAAGCGGCCGTGACGGCGCTTGGGGTAAAATGGGCGAGCTTACCCCGAAAGGGCAAGAAAGGCCAAGCGAGAACCGAACATGAAAACCAACCTTGGTTCAAAGACTTGCAGCGCTACCGTGCAGCAGGCGAGGCGAAGATTAGCCTTCTCAAGCGCAAGTACGGTCTAGGCCGTAGCAGGTATCGGGGCCTTGCCGGCTCAAAAAGCTGGGTCGGGTTCGGAATTCTGACCCACAACCTCGAAAGAGCGGCCAAAATGCTCACCAAAATAGCACGTTGAGGAAAAATAAGGTAAATGGACAATCCTGAAAAAGTGATGAAGAAAGAGCAATGTTCACGAACGGACTTTTTCAGGAGCAACTATATAGCTAGTCCTTGGCGGCGGTGGCGGATACCATGGTTTTCGCAATATTCACACAATGGCGGCGGCGGAAATAACCATGGTGTTCGCAATCGTCCGATTTTGGCGGCGGCGGCATTAATCATGGTCGTAGCCATCGTCTTTAACGATCACGCCGTCCCGCAAAACATAGCCATAGCGTTTGATCCAATCTCGCACCGTTCGTTCTGACACCTCTTTTCCGGACTTCGCGTACCATTCCACCACGTCTTTTACCGTCGGAGGCTCACCAAAATTGCAATTGCGAACTGCATCTTCAAATTGCGCTACTTTGGATCGACGCTCCTTCTCAGCCGATTCCTTCCGCCGGTCGGCTGCCTTTTTCCATATGGGTGTCTCCCCTTCCGGTTGAAGGTCTTTCAGGCTGCCTACCTCGTCGACGTAATGAATTGGATACGAGAACCAGATATTGACCGGATCGAATTTCGCATACTCTCGCAACGTTCCCTCCCCCCGCCATGCCGTACGCTTTCTCACGCTCTGGACGGCTTGCTTGGCTTTCTCACGGGCTTCGGTCATCAAGCTGGGTATTGCCCTCTCTGCATGTTCTTCCATCGCCCTGGCGCTCAATTCGTCGTCCAGAGACACATGTTCTTCGTAATAGGCCGGATTGTATAAGGCAATGAGTTCCTTGTAAACCTCGCAGATCGCTTTGTTTTCTTCCTGTTTGAGCAGCGCATCGGTAATTTCGAGCTCCACAAAGTCTAGCAGCGCGTCCGGATCCCGGGCGAATACGCCGCTGCCGCTGGCCCGGTCCATTGACTTTTTGCCTCCCTGGGTGCCCTTGCTGTGGTGATGACAGTAGATCACGCTGGCGCCTAGTTCCGTGGCAATCTTGTCAAACTGATTCGTAAAGTGGGCCATCTGTTCTGCGCTGTTTTCGTCGCCGGTAAGCACTTTGTAGATTGGGTCAATAATGATAGCGATGTATCCCTTTTTGGCTGCCCGCCTGATCAGTTTCGGCGCCAGCTTGTCCATCGGTACGGTCTTCCCGCGGAGATTCCAGATGTCGATCTTGTCAACGTTTCGCGGCGGAAGTCCGAGCGCCCGGTACACGTCGCGGAACCGATGCAAGCAGCTGGCGCGGTCAAGCTCCAGGTTTACATAAAGCACTTTCCCTTGGGCACATTGCCATCCAAGCCATTTTGCCCCTTCTGCGATTGCGATGCAGAGCTCAATCAGGGCGAATGACTTTCCGGCTTTAGACGGCCCGGCAACCAGCATTTTGTGTCCCTGCCGCAGCACTCCATCGATCAGTGCCGGAGCAAGTGGAGGCAAATTGTCCCACGTCTCCGTCAAGTTCTCAGGGTTCGGAAGGTCGTCATTAACTCCCTCAATCCACTCGTACCATTCCGCCCAGGATGGTTTCCCGATGTTTACATCAACGATGAATTGCTTTTTCCCGTTCCGCATGACGCCTGGCATGCGGGACAGCCGGGACGGGTTGCGGTTCTGGCTGTCGATCGTCAGGCCGTTTTTCTTGCATACGTTATACAGGTAGTCGACGCGCTTCCGGTATTCGTCGTAATTGGCCGCCTCGATCCGGACGATGGCATGGAGACTCTTGCCCCCGCTGTAGACGAGCACCGCGATCGGCAGTTCCAACTCGCGCATGATGGCATGCTGCTTTTCGATGTCCATATCGTCGGACTCTACAAGGGCATAACGGAAATCGGTCACATTCTCGTTTTTGACGCCCTTGCCATCCAGCGGGTTAAAGCGGATCCACGCACCAACCTCAGGGTTGTAATCGCCTAGGACAGCCCCGATGTCACCATTACACTGACTTAACGCTTGAATCAGCTCTCCGGCCGTCCTGTCATAGGCGCCTTTTGTCGGCAGCCATTTTTGTTGATCTTCGTTCCACCACGCCTCTGTGACATACCCAACGTTCTCGGACGCTTCGAACAACGTGCTCAAATACGTGATCAGCTGCTGGACCGGATTCCAATCGGTCGGCTCCTGTATCTCACAGCCTTCTATCCAGTTACTGTCGACAACAATATACTCGCCTGAAATTTCATCGTCCCATTCCAGCGCTCGGTCATCTCTCTCGCTCCGCGGCGTCCATCCGTGTTCCTTCGCCATCTGAGTAATCGTCGCACCGGTCACCGGATTCGGCGCCCCGTCGAACGTCTCCCACTTCCGGAAGCACTCCCCCGGATGGTACCGCGCCGGGTCGCGACGGCTCCATGCGTCCCAATCTGCCGCGGTATAGCCCTCATGCTTGAGGGCCATACCGACATTAATCCACTCCTGATAAGTCAGCCGCGCCGGGTCAACGTATGCCAATAAAGCTGTCAAATCCAATTTCTTGTCCATAATTCACCTCAGGACGGTACGACTTCGGATCAATCTCGTGCGGCACCCGCCAGCCGTTTGCCGCAATGCGATCGATCAGGCGCCGGGCCGACTCAAACGACCACATTCCCACATGCTGAAAGCCGTAGCGTTCGAGCAGGCGGATTTG